AAATATAGATAATATTAGTAATGACTTTTTTATAGTCCAAGGAAATAAATATTATAATGATGAAAATTTTGAAAGAGCATTACATTATTATTCTTATGCGAAACAGAGAGGTTCATTATTTGCTATAAAGAGACTTGCCAATACATTTGACAATTTAGAAGACTATAACAATGCTGAAGAATATTATATCAGATATATTAATAAACTAACAAAATTTTTTAAAAATCCATCAGAATTATTAGATGTTATTGTGTCTAGTTATGAAGAACTTTTTAATACATATCTTAAAAGAAAAAGTATTAAAGCTTACAACTTTTATATATCTAAAAAAAATATATTTGACAAATTTAATAAGAATATACGATATACATTTAATAAATTATTACCTAAATTTAGAGATATTGCATCTTTCATGACTAAATATGATGATTGTTCCATTTGTTATACATCTAAACGACTTCATGTTTATTATTGTGGAACACACTATTTTTGTGACGAATGTTATATGAAAATTAATAGTTGTGCTCTATGTCGTTTCAAATTAGATGACAATAATGATGAAAATGATACTGAAAATGAAACAGAAGAAAGTGATGATGAAAATGATATATTAGTTAATGAATTATTATGGTATATTGTTCGTAATCATTTAGATTTTGATGAATTAGTAAATATGCATAGAAACGATTAAAAAAATTAATTAAAGAACTCAATCAAATAATTTTAATTATTTTATCATAATATTCTTTAGATAATTCACAACCTTTAAATTTTCTATTAGTATTTTTTGCGGCTATTGCAGTTGTACCACTACCTAAAAATGTGTCTAATACCACATCATTTTCTCTAGAATGTTTTTTTATTAATTCTTCAAATAATAATAAACTTTTTTGTGTTGGGTGAAATCTATTTTTGCCTCCTTGTAATGGATAAAAATATAAACCATTATCATACTTACTATTAAATGTTGGCTTACCTTTTTTTATACCTAATAATGCTATCTCACGACAATTTGTTAGATAATTTAAACTGGAATTTAATGGTTGTGGATTGGTCTTTATCCATTCTATCATCCTTATCTGTTTGAATTTATATTTTTCCATTAAATTTTTCAATTCAGTTATTTTCCATAAATCAAAAAATATTATTATTGTACCACCATCTCTCAACTTATTATAATATTCTCTTATAAATACCTCTAACTCTTCCATCGTAAAATCACTGTCCCAACTTCCATAGTCAGTCTTTACACAATATTTTTTTCCATATATCGAACCATATTTCATATATTTCTCTTTCTTCAGATCGTCCAATATATTGTTCTCTTCTTTGTATATTATCCATTCTTCTTCTGTTTTAGCATATTCAATATTATTTTCTTCATTATATTTGACACAATTATATAGTTCATTCATACCAGAATTTCTAGAAATAATATATGGTGGATCTGTTAAAATTAAATCAATTGAATTATTCTGAATTAATTCCAAATATTCAAGACCATTTATATTTTGTATATCAATATTTACATCTATTAATTCTTCAATAACTTCTTCAAATTCAATATTGTTAATAACAGTTGGCACATTCATATAGAATATATAACAGTATTTTTTTTATATGTATATTTAATATTATGTTAAAATATCACATTTTAATTGTTTCGATCTTGATCCTATTATTTTTCTATTATAAATATCAATCTAATAAACTATATGTTGACAATTCTACAGTACAAGGTCTCGGCCTCTTCACTAATCATGATCTTTATCCTAATGATCCTATTGGTTTATTATCTGTTGTTTATTCAAAAAATAAATTTCAAGATTATAATGGTCGTTATATCAATCACTCTAATGATAATAATATTGATCTATATATTGAAGTTAAAAAAATAGATGACGGTGTTTCCGGTCAAAGTGCCCAACCAATAATATATGTTTATGGAAAATCAAATAGATATATTAAAAGAAGGTCAGAATTATTTGCTGATTATAATCATAAATTTGCTCCTAAACCTAATTTTTTAAATAAAAATAATTATGATTTTATGAATTTAATCTAGTTGCATCATATAATATATCAATTAAAAAATCATCATAACTATAACAGTGATTTATTATTATTGTATCCAGATTTATTTCATTCACTGAACCTATTATTTCTGGATAAGGATTAACATCTATAATATATTCATCTCTCAAGTCCATTCTTACATATGAATTAATATTTAATTTTTCATATGCATCAATACATATTTTTTTAATATTATTTTTTATATTTTTGTCAATATTTAGATCATATACAATCGTATCTATGTTATTTTTTTTTGTATATTCATTTAATTTAATTTCATTAGTAAGATAATTAACATCACTATTTATTTTAATATGTAATGGATCCAAACAAATTATTTTTCCGTCTTTATTTCTTAAAATAAATGCAGTATATTCATTACCATCTATATATTCCTGAATAATAATATCATCTGTCACAATTAATATTTTATTCAATTGTGCTTCTAGTTCCTCTATGTCTCTCACAATAGAATTTTTATCTATCAATTCAGAAAATCCTAAATTATTTGGTTTCACAAATAACGGAAATTTTAAATAAGTTATTAGATCTTTATTAGACCTTAATTCATAATAATTTACACTAATCGGACATTTTATTTTTCCAATTAAATCAAACTTAGATAATTTATAAATATGTTTATTGGTTCCAGTGTATGGAATACCATTTTGTTCTAATGCCTCTATTATATCCACATTTGGTATTTTATTTTTATTATCAATATATCCATCACATAAATTAATTATACAGTCATACTCTTCAGATATTTTAATTACTTCTTCTATATCATCTGTCGATATCAGCTTTTTGTCACAAGTAAATTTGTTTTTATCAAAGTACGATGTATCTATATTAGTATAAGGAGCATCATTATTGTACTTTGGAGTAATGAATAATAATGTTAGATGCAAATTTTTTTTTAGTTTATATAAAAGTTTTTCATATTTATTCATATCTATAAAACTATATAATAATATTAATAAATATATTTTTTAATATTGTAATAATAATTTAAGGTTAGGCGAGACCGCTAATTCTGGATAGAATTTAAAAAAGCGTCGCTTTTTTATTCTATCCAGAATTAGCAGTCTCGCTCAGCCGCAACTGAAAACCTGCTATTTCTTATATATTTATCATCTACTTGTTGATGCTTAAGCATCAACAAGTAGATGATAAATATATAAGAAATAGCAGGTTTTCAGTTACGGTCTTAATATAAATACCATTTTATATATTTATTTTGATTATATATAGTAATTATAAAGAATTGATAATAATTTACTATAATTTACTCATGAAATAATCTATAACTTTTAAACTATTAGATCCTGATCTAATTGTGAATATTATATCTTCTATTGGAATTGATAAATTTATTTTATATACTTTTTTAAATTTATTACCTAATAACAATCTTTGATGTTTTTCTGGATATAATATTTCAAATAATAACATCTGTAAGTTTTCGTTGTCTGTTAAATCTTTAATTATATTATATTCATCCATCTTTTTAAAAGCAGCAACATCTTTTTTGTAATCTAATTTAATTTTATTTTTTCTTACAAAATTCCAAAATTTTGTTTCAACTAATAAATATATTAGATTTTGTTGTTCATTCTCCATATGAAATTTATATTCTTTCTTCTCTTTTGACTTCAAATATTTTACATGTTTAACTAAACCATAATCTATTGCTTTAAATATCCATCCAAATGTTGGCACTGAATAATCCAATATTTTTATATTTTTTTTATTTGTTTTTATCAAACCTATGTTTCCTGAATGAAGGTCTCCATGAATATATTTCGCTTTATGCATCAAATATATCGTGTAAGATAGTTGAACCATCATTGAGTAAAAATTATTTATTTTTAATTTATAATAAATTTTATTCAATGATGTATCAACTAAAGTGTATATTCGTCTAACACAATAATTGCTCTCATTCAAAGCAGTTATTTCTTTTATCATTTTTGGAGGAAAATTTTTAAGATCAAATGCATATTTTTGTGTATGATCGCATTCATCTATAACATCATATTCAATCAACTCAATAAATTGTTCTGGATGTTTGTTTCCAAACCTCATGCAAAAATCAATCTCTCTCCAAATACTTGCTCTTAAATTTTTTTTTACATCTTTTTCTAATATATGTTCTATTTTTAGAGCATATTTAACATTATCTTTTTTTACTAAATATACAGTTCCGATCATACCATAACCTAACTTTTTAATGATTTTATAATTATCCATTTAATATACAATTATAAAAAATTTTAAGTAAGAGATATCTAGACTTTTTCTATAAAAATTGATTTTTTAATACATAACTAAATAATTATATATATAGTATATATATAATTATGGATAAAGATATGGTTCTTAGAAAAAAAAACACAGAAAAAATTATGGAACATTATAAAGTTCAAGCAAATAATATTGGTAAAAAAATGTACGATTCTCTTACAGGTGAAGTCTTTAGAAAAACTAATAAATCTCTTGATAAAGAAAAAATTAATAAACTCATAAGTCTTAGAACTGATCTAAATCTTGATCAAAAAACTCTTGCTACTAAACTTAATGTTCCTCAAAGTGAAATCAAAGATGCTGAAGCAGGCAAAGAAATTAAACTAAAAACATATAATGCTATTTGTAAATTTGTTAATCAATAAATTTTTTTATTTTATTAATAACAATAGTAATATTCAAAATGATTGTACAATCCGCCTTCTTTAAAAATTTGATGCATCTGACATTGATCTTGATATGGACAATTTTCATGATAAGGACATTGTCTTCTATGAGGATATTGAGTTCTGAATGGACAAGAATAACGATTCATAGTTTTATTATATTTTTCTTTCTCTCTTTCTCTCTCTCTCTCTTTCTCTTTCTCTCTTTGCAATCGTCTTAGTCTTTTTTGATGGCTCATTGAAATTTCTCTTATTTTACTATCCATTTTATTATACTATATATTATTATTATAAAAAAATATTAATAATATGTAAAAAATATAAATTATTAAATTAATTCATTTATTTTTTTTATTGCATCGTCAATATCATATAAACTTATTGTAAGAGGTGGAGTTATTCTCAGAGTATTATTTCTGCTTGTACAAGTTATGTATCCATTTCTTAACATTCTTAGTCTCAAATTTTCTAAATCATAATTTTTATCAAATTGGATACCTCTAAATAGACCTATACCTCTGACATCAACAATTCGTTTATTAGATAATTTCATCAATGATCTATCAATTTTTTTTTCTATATCTTGAACATTTGGAATACATTGTTTTTCAATTACTTTTAAAGCTTCCAATGATACAGTACAAGCTAATGGATTACCACCAAATGTTGAACCATGTGTTCCCGATGTAAATACATCCATTATATGGTCTTTTGTTAATATACAACTCATCGGCATAATACCTCCTGATAGAGCTTTACCCAAAATTAATACATCTGGTTTAAGATTATTAAATATTTTTTCGCTTGCAGTCATAGCTCCACAACGACCCAGACCACTTTGTATTTCATCAGCCATAAATAAGACGGTAGGATAATCTTTTTTTATTTCTTCCATAGCTTTAACAAATTCTGCATTCATAGGTATCAGTCCTCCTTCTCCTTGTATTGGTTCATATAAAATTGCAGATATATTAGATCCATAATTTTTAAATGTTTGTTTCAGAGAATTTTTATTATTCATTTCAACATAAATAATGTTATTGATAAATGGTCCAAAATTTTTCTTATATGATGGATAATCACTCAGAGATAATGATCCATATGTTCTACCATGAAAATTACCCGTTAAACAGACCAAAAATGGTTTTGATATATTGAGAACTTCATATCCATATTTTCTAGATAATTTAATTGCTGTTTCGACTGCTTCTGCACCTGAATTCATTGCTAAAACCTTATCATAATTAAATTTATCAGTAATATATTCAGACCATTCATATAATTTTTCTGTATTAACCACTCGACTTGTTAATGTTAATTTATTCGATTGTGATAATATTGCATTAACAATTCTAGGATGACAATGACCTTGATTTACTGCACTATAACCTGCTAATAGATCTATATATCTTTTACCATTATCATCCCATAAATAAATATCTTTACCTTTGATGATATTTACTGGCAAAGGACTATAATTATTTGCAAGTCTATTAACAATCGGTTTGATCGAATAAAGTCGCCTAATCTGCATCATTTTTAATATATAATTGTATAAATCTTTATATTTGATTATTTAAATTTTTATTTTTTCATAATTAAATATTTTAAAATCATCATCATAATAATTATTA